ACTTCGAGCGGTGAAAGCCCAACCACGCGATGCGTCGCCGGGTTGGCCATCATGTAGACAAGTTCGTAATTGCGGAAACGGGCGCGCTCCTGATAGTCCGGATACCAGTAATAGCGTGGAGCATTGGGATCGCCGCCATCCCACAGGGCATCGACCCTGATCTCGCCGCCGTTGACGGGCCAGAGTTCCACGGTTTGCCCACGCAGCGAGCGAACCACTTCGATGCACCCGGCGTCGAGAACGAGCACATCTTCGAGAACGGGCTCCAGGAGCGAGCGGAATGAATCGTTCCTTGCATTCGGTCGGTCGAAAAGAGTCTTCATCTGGCGAGCCAATTCCGCATTGGCTGGAAGATCGGTGTTGAACGCCACGATGTCCCACTCCGCCGAGGCAACCTCCCGCTTCAGGAGGTTGATGGCAGTGCGCACCCATTCCGACCGCTCTGACCAGTTGCGGTAGACGGCGACGTTCGTCTTCCCGACCCGCCCGCGGTCGCGGAAGGCAACCGTGGCCGAGCTTGTCGGCACCCGGTCCGGTGTGGTTTTCGGCCCGGGAGCACGCAGGAAGTTCGTCACAATCCCCATTTAAAACTCCCGCATGTCCTTGAAGTGCTCGGAGAGTCGATTCCTGTCGGCCAATACCATCGCTTCACGATAGGTATGGAGCAGCGTGTCCACGTTGAAGAGGTAATCGGCCACATGCGGAGGAACCACGCGGGGCCCGTCCCGGAATTGCATCTCAACGTCATTGCTCATGTATCACCTCCGCAGGGAACCGAACACGAGGCCGCCTCGACCGAGGTCCATGGCGTTACCGAGTGCGTCAATCATGTCGTCATGCCCCTTGGGGAACTGCAGCAACTCCTGCTCAAAGAGACCACCGGCCATCCCCCGATGGTGGAATACCTTGCGGGATTCATATCTCGCAGCCACCGCGCGCGCTCTCGTGACCTTGTCCACATCGGCTTTCTTGCCGACGACGGGAAGGTTCGTCGTATCGATCAGATCCCGAACCAGAGTCGACTGGAACTGGTTGTTCTCGATGACGATGCGCGACATGTTGGGATATGCCTGCCAGCCATCGATGACGAACTGGCGATGCCCTGTTTCGCGCTTGTCCCGATAGACCGAAAGAATGTAGTGGTTGTGCTGCTCGTCTTCGGCCACAACAGCCCGGGCGGTATAGTCGGCTGTCTGGCGCTCGGATGAGGCAAGATCGACGCCCATCGTGATGGTGTAGGACTTCTCGGGATCCAGGGCGTCGAAATAACGGAACCACTCTCGGCGGAAGACGTTGCCTGCCATGAGTCCCGTGATGTCGTTCATGTATGAGCAGGCGAACATCGCGCTGCCCATGTCCAGCTTCTCCGAAAGCAAGGCCGAAACGGGCCAGACCTCCGGCCACAGAGCCCGTGGCTTGCGCTGAGCGATGTCCTCCGGCTCGTAGAGGAGGGCGCTGCGAACCATGGAGGGCCACTTGTTCTGCTCGATGAGCGTCTCGTACAAGTCCTCCTCGGCCCACCTGGTGCCAAGCACCACCAGAACACCACCGGGCACGAGACAGGGCTTGAGCGTCTTCCAGAACCAGGTCGTGATCTTCTCGCGCTGCTCGGGATTGGCGGTGTTCTCTTCGTCGAGGATGTCGTCACAGAGAATGATGTCGAAGCGCTTGGAAATGATGGCGCCGAGAGCACCTGCCGAATAAACGGTCACGTCCTTGCTGGCATGGTGGATGGACCCCTTGGCCAGCCATTCCACGTCGGTCCATTTGGAGGTCGAGACGAGATCCCCGAAGACATCTCGATAGTGCTCGTTTGACTGGAGCGTCCAGCGGATAGCCCGCGAGAAGGCGTTGGACTGCTTGGCGGTATTGGAGATCAGGCCGATACGCAGGTCGGGATTGCGGCCGATGAGCCAGGGCAGCAAGATGGTGTTGCCCCAGGTCGTCTTGGCGTGCCCTCGCGGCTCCAGGACGACGCAGCTCTCCTTGGCTTCGATGCGATCCAACATGAACTGGACCATCTCGCGATGGTGGGACATTGCCACGTAGCCGAAGACATATTCGCCAAAGGCGAACACGTCATCCCTCGCGAGCAACCTCGATGCTTCGTTCAGTACCTGCTGCCAGACTTCCCTCGACAATCCTGGCTCGTGCAAATTCAACGAGCCGTCGGAGATCTTCTGGAGCAAGTCCGCCTGTGGAGAATTCAATGACCTTGTTCTCCGAGCGGGCCGTCGGCTCACCGAGGAGCAGCTGCAGCGCCTGAACGGCAGCTACCGCGTCCTTGGTGTTGACCACGACCTCTTTGTCGCGAAGCTGTTCGGCGTAGCGCCGCAGCGTCGCCCGCATGACCATGACGGATTCGTTGCGAATCTCCGCCTGTTCGCTCGCAAACCTGTCCGCGGTTCGCTCGTAACTGCGTCGATTCACGGAATCCCGGAAGGCGGCCCGCTTGTCCGCCCAGGTATCCCGACGAGCCTTCGCCGCAAGGGATGCCCAGGCGCACTCATGCCGACGGGCGAGTTCCCGAAGGGATTCCTCGCCCGTCACGTACTCTTTTTCAATTGTGGGGTAATCGATCTTTGTCGGTCGCATAATCCCCTATTTGGCCAGAAATTCAGCGCAGATCCATTCCAGGGCGTGCCAATCCTTGACGCTCCCGGAATCATCCTTGACGCGCGAAATCGCCTCGTCAATAACGGCGGCTGACTCCTTGGGCATCCGATACGTTCGCTCGACCCAGCCCGTCGCTTCCTTTTTCGGCTCTACCAGGGCATTCCAATCGAACTCGGCAAGCTTGGTCAGCTCGGCGAAGCGTTCCTCTGGAAATGGAAGAACCTCCAGCAGATCTGCCGGAAGTTCTGTTTCGAGCAGGTCCATGAGCAGCTCGCCAAGCTTGCCCGGATCCGAAGAGCCTCTTGTCTCGTTGAGAACGATAGTTAGCTGCTTGGCGACAGCATCGGAAATATCACCCAGGTTCCAGATGGGGACCTCGGTATATCCCAGCTCCTTTGCTGCCCGCAGGCGATGTTCGCCATCAATTAATTCATACACCGCCGTCGGTAGAGATGAACTCCCCTTCCCGCGTCGAAGACCAGTACGTGGAGGAGGAGTTGGCGGTGATATCAATCGGACGATAAGTGGAGTCACCAGCCCAAACCGTCGAATCGACGCCAGCTCCTTCTGATACATAAAAGAGTCCTGGCGATTTGGATTCCATCGATTTGGGGAGATCTCCGAGATGGAGACAACGCTCGATGAGGCCATCGATAACGGTCCCAATCAGCGCCTCCAGCTCTTCCTCGTCCAGCCCGGGCTCGTCCAACTTATATGCGCCTGTGCCATCGAGGAATGTCTTCCAGCTATATGTCCCACCAGACACTGGGGGCTCATAAATGAAGGTCCGCGACGTATCCCCAAACGAAGTATTAGTAATACTAGTAGTCGTACCGCCGGTCCAAACGAGGCTGCCGCTGAAGTCTGGGACGCTCGTTGACAAACTCATTCCAATCCCTCATGGCTCGCTTTGTCACCATGCCGGGATAGGCATCCTGAGCGCACACCGTGCACATCCACTGCCCATTGATCAGGAATGGGGCAGTGGTTCGGATCCCGCACTCGCAGGTGAACGGCTTCTTCACGGTTCTGTTTCGATAACCTCCGCACCAATGATCCCGGATTGCCAAACCGTGACCCGCACGACCGGACCGGTCATTCGCATATTTTCGAAGATCCAGCTCGCGATTCCTGCACAGGTGGACGGAACGGCTGGCAACATCTCGGGAAGATTGCGCCCGCTGATTTGAACGAGGCAATCGTTAAGAGCATCAGCGGCACCGATAGGGAACTCCCGAACAGCGACCTCGACCACGTAATCATGACCATGGGGCCGGTCACCACACTCCGTTTGGGCGTGACCTGCCGAGAATGTGCGCCGCAGGAGATGGCTCGTCTCCATTAGCTACCTCGCTCATTCGAGGACGCCACACGGGCGTGTAGCAACAATACCTGAATTTCCAAATGCAGCAATGGGATTCTTGGCATTTATTTATCCATATTCGTCAATCGCCACCCGCACCACATACACCACGTGCCGATCTGTTCCACGCGATCCCGCCGATGGTCCAATACGTCTGCTAGGGTTCCACGGCTGAAGGCGCGGAGGTCGTGTTGCCCAAGCAAGCAGGGCACGACATGCGCAAGGCGGCGAAGAGACCAGCGGATGTTCATGGCTTGCCCGCCGTCTCTTCAGGCATTACCGGGCGATCCTCGGCCCACAGATTCATCCCGTTACCTCCTTTGCCCGGTCGATGATGGCGAGGACGGAGATGACCGTCTCATTGCGGCTTGCCCTGAAACCATCCAGCCAGGGGTTCAATCCCTCGTTGCGTCGGTTCGACTTGACCCGCAGCCCCTCCACCTGCTCGCGGAGGTCGCGGAGGGCGGCGGCGCGGGCTTCGGCTTCGAGATCAACGGGGCGCCCTACGGCCACGTGCACGGATCGGCATTCCTCGGGCGACAGGACGCCTGAGATCACCGCCTCATCGAGGAGCGATCCCACGCGACTCGCAACGGCGTATTCCCAACCCTTGTCGTTGCCGAGGGCCTCGGTCGTCGTGCTCATGGCTCGTGCGGCGTATTTCGCATCCAACTCCCGGATGGTCACGGCGCGGGCTTCGGCCTCGATGGCGGCGATGCGCCTTGACACAACGTCACGGGCGTATCGCGCACCCGGCAGTGGACTCTCAGCCAACTCGTCCAGCAGCCGCTTCCCGGCCTCGGTCGTCGGGGTCATGGCTGCCTCCCGAGGATCGCGGCGGCCAGTTCGTTTACGCCGTAGACCGCGCCGTAGTCCGTCGCGCTGATCCCATCGGAGCTAATCAGTCGGCCTACCCTGAAGGCCAGCCGCTCCTCCAGCCACTCGTGCGTCCGGAGATCGGCGAGGAAGGCGGGGAGGATGGCGGCGGCTACGTTCCGCCAGATCGGATCACTAGCCAAGCGAGGCGGGATGAAGTGGAAGTTGATTGCACCGGGTAGCAGTGCAGCCAGCGCGGCGACGAGGCGGGGATCAGGCTCCATCGGTGGCCTCCGTGATCGTGAGAAACTTCACGTAATACCCATGCTTCGCGGCGTGCTCCTCGGCCGTTTCATCATCGCTTTGCCAACCGGGACATTCATCGCAGCGATAAACGTTGTCACCGCCCCATGCCCCCTGATCCGGCCCAATAACGGCCGCATTGTTGTATTCAGACCACCAGAGGTAAACGGGACCAACCCGAGTCATCTCGATCTCGGTCATCCCGCTGTCTCCCTTGCCGCGGCCAGAACAAGGCGGAGGTGAATCACGTGAGGACACCGATCCGGCTCAAACTCAACCGCTTGGCATGAGACATCAGCCTCCGCTGCCTTCACTAGCGCATCGAGGGCAGCGAGCAGGGCACGGCGGTCGGCGTAGACCTCGACAGGATCGATCTCGATCATTTCGCCGTCGCTCCACTGCTTGTCGATGTCATGCCGCCAGACGCGCTGTTTCCCGTCTGGCGTGAGATCGACGGCGTCGCGTTCGCGGATGGTGCTCATCGCGGGGCCTCCGGGTCCACCGCGGCGAGGGCGGCGCGGAGGGCGTCACGGATCGCCTCACCCTCATTTAGTTCGCCAATCGAAATGCTGAACAGATGCCCCTCGGCGGCGTATTCGGCACCATCAGGCACGCACTTTTCGGCCATCCACGCCAGCGCCGGGTTAGCCGCCACCACCAGCCTCTCCAGCGCGGCGCGGAGGCGGGCGATCTCAACCTGATCGTTCGTCGAAGTCGGCGGTGGCGGGTTCAGGAAGTCGATGGGCTCGGTGTTCGTCGTCCCGTCCGCGAGGACGCCGCCGGAGTAGAGGCGCACGGCCACAAAGCCGGGCAGCCCGCACCAGTCGGGCGGCAGGGCGGCGAGGATGGCGACGGCAAGCATCGCGTACTCGTCACCATTGACCATGTCGTCGCTGATATCGATATAGCCGGGAGAAGCCTCGTGCAGCGCCTCGGTCAGCTCGACGATACGGGGATCGGTCATCCCGCCATCTCCCGCAACTTAGCGGCGAGGGCGCGCAGAGCGGCGGCGGGACTCGCGGCCTCCTCTCCGGGATACCAAATCTCGATGTAAGCCGGCGGCTCACCGAGGTAACCCGATGCCCACGCATAGCCGGTCCCATCAGGAAGCCGCCGAACCCCCAGGTCGCTATTCGGCCACCCCTCCGGCAGCGCCGCCTCAGCCTCGGCCCACGCAGCGTCGAGGGAGTCGGCGCGAAGGCGGGCGATCTCGGCGTCCATGTTCTCCTCGCAGACGCGGTGCCCCTCCAGCGTCGCCAGCCCATCCGGCAGGAACACGCCGCGCTCGCCGAGGATGGCGGCGGCAGAGTGGTCCGGGGCCGAATGCATCGGCGCGTTGCCCCGGCAGTAGACGAGGTGCAACGCTGCAGCCAGCTCGGCGAGCCCACGATCATCAGTCATTTGGTGTTCCACATCTCAACGATAACGGTCGCCGTAAGAAGAAGCATGCCCACGGCGAGAAGCAATCCGAATGGCTGCCAGACCACGTAGTTGTCGGCCAACCAGGAGCAAATCACTGAAATATGCTCCCGCCACTCGGCGGGGAGATCGGCGGCTGTCATTGCGGAAGATTCATCACCACCATGAGAATGGCGAACGCAACCAGAAAAACAATCGTCAGAACAATGAGCACCGAAGCCAGTTGGTCAGGATTCTCTTTCATTCGATCTCTGCAATGAAATCACTATGGAACGGCCCAGGCGTGATATCACCACTCTGGATCACGAACAGGATGTCCACCTGAGTGGCAATCGGATGTCCCTGATATTTAACCTCTGCCTTGACGATGCCGGTCTTCACCTCTCCATGTTGGACCTGGAGAACGAAGTAACGCTTCCCGTCTTCGATTTCCCACATCTTCGTGATGTGCTTCATCGATCAACCCATACGATGTACACGGTCTCGTCGAGGATGCTCTCCAGCTCATGCCTTGTGCCGGTCACCCAGCCCATCATGAAGGACTCCGACGACGCGTCGATCCTGTCCCCCATCCACACCAACAGCATGGGGTGCTCCTGCCAACCCAACATCACCTTGGGAAGATGCGGGAACCCAGGTGCCGATGATCTCGCTCCTGCGGATGACGGTGACGGGCTCGGTGTACTTGCCGATGTTGGCACGAAACGTCCTCACATTGACCAACTTCATCCGATCCTCACCAAATTCCGGGGGAGCGGCACATCGGGCCAGTCCACCTCCGCCCAGGCATCCCACGGACAAATGGCTCCCGGCGTGACCTCCTCGGCCACGATGTCGAAGTCGGAGACCTCCACTCCCTCCTGAACGAACACTCTCTTCAAATGCTGTCGTGCCTGCTCAGGATCCGGATAGGCCCTGCCCCTGTAGGTGAGCTTCATTCTCCTTTTGCCTTCCGCTTCTTTGCCGCGGGGTCGATGTGATGAAGCAGGCGGTACTTCGTTGTGCTGTGGTCAACTCCTGCCCATCGGTAGTTCCGGCGATGCTTGCGGTTGGTCTTCCCGCCACGCCGATGCTTTTTTCCCTCTGCTGCCATGTCGTCCCTTTACGGGACGGCTGCCGACCGTCAGGTGACGGCCTCGTACTGCGCCGTCCCTACATCGTCAACATGGATTCCTCCTTTTCATTGGCTCGGGGCCAAGGACTCGAACCTCGATCTCCAGGACCAAAACCTGCCGTCCTACCATTAGACGAGCCCCGAATATGGTGCCGAGGGTGGGATTCGGACCCACAAGACGGGAATTTTGAGAACCCGATGTCTACCGATTGCATCACCCCGGCATTGCCAACGAGCCTGCCGTTTCCGCACCCACTTCACCCCGACAACGGGCTCTGCCCCCGTGACCTCCGGGCGCTACCCGGCGCTCTGCTTGCTGAGCTATGTCGGAGTCTTGGGCTCGTCGCTGACAAGGACTTCTACGACGACTTGCGGCGGATACGAGCCGTTCTCTTCGCTCTGGTACCAGAGGCATCGCTCCCGGCTCGTTGGTACTCATATGATACACCAAGTGTCAATGTGCAGGGAAATAATTACGAAGCTGCTCGACCTCTTCCCCGCACGCTCGGGTTGTTGGAACCCTGGGGGGGTATGGGTATGATGGTCCTAGGCGGAGGACCGCCCTTCTAGGGGACGGGTCCGCCCTCTGGCCGCCGGGGAGCGGCCGGGGACTAGGGCCGGGCGCGCGCCCGGCTGGAGGATCGCCGACATGGCGTTCACGTCCGGGGAGACGTACTGGCAGTACGTTCCCACAATCACCACGGAACACACTGTGCTCCAGCGCACATGCACATGGCCGAATGCGATGGCCGTGCTCACGAACCCTGCTGCTCTGCAAGCGGTTCGCTTGGCCGATGCAGTGCAAGCAACCATTCGGCGGAGTGGCCCCTACGATGGACTGTACCCGCTGCGCGTAGTCATCTCCGGCACGGCCGCGATGATGGCGAGCGTCAACGAGTACATCACCAACGAGAGCCGCACACCCTCGACCCGGATCGCCCTTCACAGGGCGCTCTCGGCTACGTCCCACGACATCCGTGTCCAGCGGATCTTCATGAAGAACTACAAGGCGATGCTCGCCCGCTAACGCCCAGACACCACAGCCCAGAGGGAATGCCTTCTGGGCTGTGAGCCTGTGCGCCAGTAGACCGCGGCGCAATACAGGAGAAAGGAGAACCTCATGAATTCATGCCCCGCAGTGCTGGCCTATCTGCGGCAGACGGCAGCTCCCATCGGTGGCGAGCTGCGGCCTGCCCCAATGGGCAGGGTGCGCTAGGCATCACCCTAGCCGCCAAGAAGGAGAGAGACCAGATGTCTCTCAAGGGCAAGCCGTTCGTCGCATTGACGACGACGACCATCAAGCCGGAGAAGGTGGAGACCTTCCAGCCCGGCACCACCTACGTCCAGTACACCTGCGTGTACGCGGACGACAAGGGTACGGTCCTGGACATCACGCCGGGCCGCACCAACTGGCTTGCGGATGATGCGGTCATCCTCAACCAGCGCCAGGCCGAGGGCCTGCTTGCCTTCGCCTCGAAGAGCCAGGCATTCCTGGGCTTCGCGGCCGAGGACAAGACGCTCAGCCACATCCATGACCGTGCCTTCCAGGTGAAGGCCACCGACGCGGTCCAGGAGTGGATCGGGAACAACTGCCACATCGGTGGCAAGACGCAGGTTGCCTTCTTCCAGGCGAAGACCGAGGCCAGCCGCAGCACCCGCAAGGCGTACGACCGGGCCTTCAACAAGGCCTACAAGGCACTGCTCGCCAGCTGATTACCCCTCAAGCCGGGCTCGCTCCTAGCCGCCGAGACCGGCTTGAGCGTAACACCCTCGTCAAGTACTCGTGCTCTCAATAGAACAGGCCATCAGGGATGTGGGCATCACCTCATATCTCTGGTGGCCATTACGACGCGCCGCATTAGCTATTTAAATCCGAAATGCATTAGGGAAATACATTTATATATGTATTCCCAAGAAGAATCGCTGAAATGGCCGCAACTCTGTTCCATCTCGTTATCCATCACACTATCGACGTACTTGTGCGAGTGGATCATCGACTGCATTTGATCGATGTGCTCGCCCGTTGGGCCTGAGGTTATTCAGGCGATTTCGGGAATTCGG